GGATTCGTGCTACCACAGCGGCCATAGCAGACGTTAAAGGTCACGTGGCCAATATGATCAAGAACGATGCGTTTGAAAAAGCACAAAAGAAACTTAATCACGTAAGTAAACTGCAAAGCGGATTAGAAGCATTAGAAGCAGGCGAAGATGTTACGCCAGAGTTTGTTACTAATGCTATTAACGTTTCGGTGTTAATGGCCGCAAGTCATTATTATCCAGAACAGACTGGTAGTATAACAAAAAGTTATGGTAGTAGATTTAGTGCCCAACGTTCAGAAGGCACACAACAATTATTAAAAGACATTGCCGGTGGAGATCAAAAGAAGCTTGGAGCAGTTCTTTCATTCTTTAAAAGGGCTTTGATAACAGGATGAAACTAGATCAAATCGTATTAGAAGCCAACATTGCGGCAAAATTAAAAGATCCAAAGACTGTTAAGATGCTTGGAATTGCAATGCGTCACGACAGCACATTACCAAAAGATAAGGTTGCTAAGTTAGGTCCTAAACCAGACGATCAAGCAATTTTACAACTATGGAGTGAACTATTAGATACATCACTTCGTTCAACAGACTACGGCGACCTTTCACAAGACGGTAAGTTTGACGATTGGTTGACACGTCTTTATATGAACGGTGTAGTAGACTATGAGGATATCAACGGTGAAGGTGGGGATGCCCTAGGTGCTTGGAAAGCTCTAAGTATACGCGGTAAGCTCAAAGAGCCGCATCAGGATTTTAATCGTTTTAAAAATCTACGCCAGATTCAAGCAATTGTACAGACTAGAGAATACCGAGACGAATTACGTAAGATTAAAGATGCTGAAGTTATTGAGAAACATAAGCGTGAAAAGAAAGAATCTATATTGATCAACAATGATCGTTTCCTAGTAACATTACCTTACAACTACGGTGCTTGTTATACATTCAATAACTCCGAAGGTTATCAGGCAAGTTTCTGTACAGGATCTAGTTCAGGTCTACGTTGGTTTGAACGCTATGCTCCAGAAGGTCCTATCGTTAGTATTGTTGATAAACAAAATCAAGACGATGTAAACGGTAAGTGGCAGATGCACGCCCCAACAGGACAGATGAACAACGGTAATCAATCGTTGAGTTATAGCCGTGGAGATGAAAAGTTTGCTGAACTATTCCCCGGATTGCTTAAAGAAATTATCGCTGCTATGAAATCTAAAGCAGAAGAAATCAAGCAGAATTCTAAAGATATAACTCCAGACGGTTACGACATTGATAAAGCAATTGCAGACATTAAATCTAGATTGCCATATTCATATGCATCTGAACCAGAGAAGAAAGAAGATGAGCCAGCTGAAGAAGGTCCCGGAATGTTTATAGTTACACTTCTTCAAAATGGACGAACAGCTCGTATTGAAGCAGAAAGCGAAGAAGATGCTATTCGTAGAGTTATTGAAAGACATCCAAGTATTCATAGAGAACAACTTAGAGTCGAAAGAGATCGCGAAGGCAATTAAAAACACCCTACCTTAGGACGTTATCGTTACTTTGGGTGGCCCGGCTGCTGGGCAGGGGATTATGGGAGTCGTGCCCCGGAATGGTCCCCTAAGTGAGCATTTACATTTTGTCCAATGAAAATTGCTTTATTCATACATCAACCTGTTTGCGCAGTTGATTCAGCTAATGGAATTATAAAAGCATTATCCCCCCAACATTCTTTTAAATTATTCTCCAAAGACGAAGTAGAAACCACTTTCTTTGATGATGTGGACTGTGTATGCTTTCCAGGAGGCTTTGGAGATGCAGACAGATTTGATACATTAGTAAAATGGAATTATGATGCTGTAAAACACTTCGTTAGCAATGGCGGAAAGTATTTAGGAATATGTATGGGAGCGTATTGGGCCGGCCCAGACTATTTTGATTTATTAGATAACGTTGAGGTTACACAATATATCAAACGTCCCAATACCTGCACTAGAAGACCCCACCCTAAAGCAATGCCAGTGAAGTGGCTAGACAATTTTGAAAGGATGTATTTCTATGACGGTTGTGCATTTGTTGGGAATAATATGGACGTTGTGGCTAGCTATAGCAATAGTGATCCTATGGCGATTGTGCAAAAGAATATCGGACTAATAGGTTGCCATCCAGAAAGCGAACAGTGGTGGTATGATAAAAAATACCTTGAGCCGCATTGGCATCAAGGTACTCATTATCAGTTACTGTTAGATTTTGTTAACCGTTTACGATAATTTCGTAAATGTCTTTCCAGGATTGAACTCTTGGAATTTCTGCGTGTTCAAAATCCATATTGTGACCGTGTTCCATAAGCAGAGGTTTTAGTCCTACGTTATGACCAGCGACGGCATTGGTGATTTTATCTTCAATCCACCAGCAGCCTGTCCCACGATATTGTTCTAACACTTCGTCTTTGTCTGCACCTGTGTCTAGGATAATAAACTTATCAAATGCAGTTTCACCAAACAACTTACGCATATTCATCTTACGTAGTTTTTGAGCGTTACGATCTTTGCTTAGGCTAGTGATACAATGGAATACATAACCGTGTTCTTCGTGTAAGCGTTTTACATAATGTTGAGCATCACGTAGGGCAGGTAAAAATCCCATATGAGCAGATTCATTAAAAATCTTAATCAGCTTCTTGCCCTGCTCCATATCAATACCGTAGCGTTTACCAATGCTATAAACAAATTGGCTACCTTCTTGACGTTTGAATCCGTGTTCCTGCATCCAAACATCAAATGCCCATTCCCAATCTAGTAGAACGCCATCGGCGTCAGTGAGTATTACTTTGTCTTTCATTGTATGTCCAATCTATTATTTTACTCTAATATTATATACTCAGATAATGATTTTGTCAAGTCCTCTAGAAGAGCCATAAATACTAGGCTTTTAAGGAGAACCAAATGAAGAAGCGCAACTACACACAAGACACAGTCCGCAAGTTACAAGGCTCATTACAAATTGAGCATACTTTAGCCAAACGTGGTGCAACCAAACTACGTGAGTTACTAGCAACAGAACCATACGTTAACACGCTAGGAGCGTACAGCGGCCAACAAGCCGTACAACACGCCAAAGCAGGACTCAAAGCAATTTATCTATCAGGCTGGCAAGTGGCCGCAGCCGCAAATACAGCAGGACAAACATATCCTGATCAAAGTTTATATCCAGTAAATTCAGTGCCCACAATCGTTAAGCAAATCAATAATGCGTTCCGTCGTGCCGATCAAATCGAACACAGTGAAGGCAATTTAACAACAGATTATTTCTTGCCAATTGTAGCTGACGCAGAAGCAGGTTTTGGTGGCGCATTAAACGCATATGAACTTATGATGGCTATGATCGAAGCAGGCGCCGCAGGCGTACACTTTGAAGATCAACTATCTAGCGAAAAGAAATGTGGACACTTAGGCGGTAAGGTTTTAATTCCCACTAGCCAAGCTATTCGTAACCTACAGGCCGCACGTCTTGCTAGCGATGTAGCAGGAGTAGAAACAGTTATTATGGCACGTACCGACGCAGAGTCTGCTACACTTATTACCAGCAATCACGATCCATTGGACAAGGACTTTATTATTGATGAACGCACTGACGAAGGCTTTTACAAATTTAAAAACGGGCTTGATGCTTGTATTAGCAGAGGTCTTGCTTATGCCCCTTACGCTGATCTCCTTTGGTTCGAAACTAGCACACCTGATATCGCACAGGCTAGAAAGTTTGCTGAAGCGATCCGTGCCCAGTATCCTGATCAAATGCTTGCTTATAATTGCAGTCCTAGTTTTAATTGGCAAAAGTTTTTAAGCATTGAAGAATGTGAAACATTCCAACGTGAATTAGGTGCGTTAGGCTATAAGTTTCAGTTCATTACACTAGCAGGATTCCATTCAGTTAACCTTGCTACATTTGAATTAGCAGAAGCCTATAAACAACGTGGTATGGCTGGGTATTCAGAAATGCAACAGCGTGAGTTTGAAGCACAGGCTCGTGGCTTTACAACAGTTAAACATCAACGTGAAGTTGGCGTTGGTTACTTTGATTTGATTAGTGAAGCAGTTGGTGCTACATCAACAGTTGCTAATAAGTCCAGCACAGAGGCAGATCAGTTCCACTAAATATTAGATGGAAATTATTTTAGCAACGTTAGTGATGACGCACATCACAATAGTGTGCGTCACACTATACCTGCATCGTGGACAGGCTCATAGAGGCATAACCTTTAATTTTATATTTGAACATCTAATACGTTTTTGGTTATGGCTTACTACTGGTATGGTCACAAAACAATGGGTGGCGATACATCGTAAGCATCACAGATTTAGTGATGAACAAGGCGACCCGCATAGTCCGCACGTATACGGTATTTGGCGTGTGTTGTTTAAAGGTGCTGTATTATATCATACTGCAAGTAAAGATTCTGAAATGATTCAACAATACGGAGTTGGTACTCCGGATGATTGGATCGAACGTAATTTGTATACCCCACACAGTCGCTGGGGGATTCTCTTAATGTTGGTCATAGACCTTGTTCTTTTTGGACCTGTAGGACTAGTAGTTTGGGGTATACAAATGCTTTGGATTCCTTTCTGGGCAGCAGGAGTTATCAACGGAGTAGGACATTGGTATGGATATAAAAACGGAATTAGCAATGATCGTAGTCGCAATATTAGTCCTTGGGGTATTATCATTGGTGGGGAAGAGCTTCATAACAATCATCACCTTAGCCCAGCAAGTCCTAAACTAAGCCGTCGATGGTTTGAGTTTGACATTGGTTGGATGTGGTTAAGTTTGTTTAGAGTTTTAAGGATAGCTGAATTAAGGAAGTAAGATGATTGTTTACATACACGGTGCTAGTGCAACTTCTGAAAGTTTCACTCACATTAGACAATATGTAAGAGATTATTTTGACGAACCCGATATTATGCTTGAGTACAAAAGCGAAGATGGGTTTGAACATAATCTAAAACAAATGAAGGGCAAATTAGATGATGCTGATAGACTTTTCTTTATCAGTCATAGTCTAGGAGGTATCTACGCTCTGCATCTGGCCAATTATTATAAAGAAACTACACACGGAGGAGTTAGCCTGTCGACACCCTATGGTGGCAGCGAACAAGCAGACTTTGCTAGGTACTTTGTACCATTCAATCAATTAATGAAAGATATTGGAACAATGAGTACACCGATGCGTGAATCGAGGGATTTACCTGCTCCTCCAAATTGGACTCAGATAGTTTCTACTGTTGGGCAAAGTCCTTGGATACAAGGTGATAATGACGGAGTAGTTACATTAAAGAGTATGCGCAGTCGCAAAGACTTTGAACAAATAGAGCTTCCATTAAATCATTACGAAGTTGTGATCAGCGATAAGACTGTTAAAATCATTTTAGAAAAAATATCCAAAGCACTATAAAAGAAAAAGCACTCCGAAGAGTGCTTTTCTTTTTTCTATTATATTTGCTCTATGAGCCTAATATTATTTCTTCACGCCGTTGTTAACAAATGCGTACATTTTTTCGGCGGTTTCTAATACTTTATCTAGGCCTGGGAATTCAGGCATACCTACCTTAGTTACAATTTGACCAGTCTTTTCATCACGTTCTGCTGTTAATTCCCAACCTTGGAACTTAACGTGGAAGTCTTGAGAAACAAGCTCTTTAGCCATTTCTAAGATTTCTGTACGGATTTCATAACCGTTTTTGTTGAATTTAACTTCTGGTGTTTTCATTTCTGGTGTTTTAAAAAATTCATTAGACATAATTTTCTCCTTGTGTGTGTTTGTGTCTATATCCGTTAGGTGGATTAGGCCTTCTTTGGAAACAATACACTAGCGTATGCGTCCGTAGAATATTTAGCAAGATCAATAGCGTTTTGGCTAACGGTCTTAGCAAAAGCTGTTTGTGCATCGATTAAGTCTAGTACAGATTGTTTGATAACCTTGTCAGTTACAACTGTATTGACAAAAACACGCTTGGTGTTTTGATATGCTTCAATAAATGAATCTGGTGTGAACATTTTTTCTCCTCTGTGTTAATGTGTAAATTATATATCTTTTGTTGATAAAAATCAACTTTTTTCTAAACTTTTTTGCTCATTTGTATAGAGCTTGTGCTTCTTCTACTTTTCCTGATCTTGCCAGTACTGCGGCAGCACGAGCTTTGCCCATTGCTTCAAAAAAAACGTAGATACTGTTTAAGAATGTTTTCATAGGTAAGATTCCTTTTGAGAATTAAATTGTCGGATATAGTTTTCTAACTGTGCGGCATCGGTAATGCCTTTGGTACTTAGATAGCTGTCTAAGCGACTTTGATAGGAACTTTCTGGAAACATTTCTGCTAGGCGTTCCATAAGCCCTAGCATAAAGTTTGATACGGTTTTCATTGTGTGATATCCTCTGTAAGTGTCTGTAAAAACTAATGGTTTCTACTGAGTATTTAGTTGGGATATGCTGCATCTGCACATTTACGGCTTTGACTTTATTGTTTTTTTAATTTACAATATGATTTAATTTGAGTTAAATATATTATAAACGAGTTGATTATGAAATTAAGAACTAGGTCAATCCTGCAAGAATTGAACGAAATAGCAGAAGTCCGTAACAAGGACTCGCTGTTTGAAAGTCGCGCCGTTAACATTATTAATTCAGCTATTAATCTTTTGGAAAGTATTCATAAGAACTATACGCCAGAACAAGCTGATGAGCTAGAGCGCCGCTTAATTAATGCTATCCGTGGACAAGATGCAGCAAAGTTTACACGCGGTATTCGTAAAATAGCAGAATCACGCAAAGTTAATAAACCATTAGATTCAAATGACGAATAAATTATTTGAGGGCGGAAACGTATTCAAAGGCCCAGACAAACAACCTTTAACGCAGCGTATTGCTACGGGAGATGTTCCAGCCACTATTGCTTTTATCGAAAAAGTAACAGGACTAGACTTCACCAAAGAATTAGATCCTCACGATAAAAAACCTGTAAAATGGCTAGGTACAACTGGACGTAAAGAGCATCCAGACGGAACTTTTGAATTAAACAGTTCTGGAGATTTAGATTTATCAGTTGACGCTAACGAAGTAGACAAGAAAGAATTTGCTACAAAACTAGCACAACAATTTGGCAAAGACAGCGTAAAATTAAGTGGCGATTCTGTACACTTAAAGACACCAATTAAAGGTGACGAAGCCAACGGATTTGTACAAGCAGACTTTATGTTCTCTAACAATCCTAAGTTCCAGCAAGGAAGTATGATTGGTGGGCAGGGACAGTATCGAGGAGAGCATCGCCATATTGTTCTAAGTTCTATTGCTCGTGCAAGAGGAATGAAATATAGTCCTAAGTTTGGTCTAGTTGATCCAGAAACAAATGAACCTGTTAAAGGTGGAGATGATTGGAATACTATTGCTAAACAGTTGTTAGGTCAAACCGCAACAGTTAAAGATATTCGTTCCGTTGATGCTATCATTAATTACATTAAAAAATTACCTAACTATGACGAATTAGTCAGTGCTGCTCGTGAAACACTAGGGCGTTCAGGAATTGAACTTCCACAGAAAGAATCATTAGAGCACTACACACCTAACAGTCCAAGTTGGATGCGCAAAATTATGGATATGGTAAAATGAGAATAACCGACATTCTAATAGAATCTAAAAAAACTCTTAAGAACAGTAACCCTTGCTGGAAAGGATATCATCCAGTAGGTACAAAGAAGAAGGGCGGCAAGACTGTGCCTAACTGTGTGCCAGAGGCTGCTAATCCTGCTCAACAGGCTGCAATCGCAGTTAATATGAAAAAGCAAGGTAAGAAACCTAAGAATGAAGCATTTGATGATGCAGAATATAATGATGAATCCGGAATGGCTCAAAACAGCCTACACACTATTCATAGAGCCGCAGTAGGTTTATCTAAGTTAATCAAAGACGGAGAGAACCTCCCAGAATGGGTACAGGAAAAATTATCCATTGCTGAAGATTATATGCAGACAGTTTGGGATTATCTAGAGAGCGAGCACGAAATGAGCCACACTCCTGAAAGTCTAGAACTAGAACAAGACTTTGATCTTATTGAATCAATCATTGAAGACATTGCAGAAAGCAACGGTGTAGACCCAGAAGTAGTTTGGGAAGATCTAGAATCCTTAACAGATGACGAGCTATATGTATTTGCTGTTACTTCTCAACTAAACGAAGATTGGCAAAAGGTTAATAAGAAAGACAAAACAGACGGTATGAGCCGTAAGGCTGTAAAGGCCTATCGTAGAGAAAATCCAGGTAGTAAGTTAAAGACTGCGGTAACCACAAAGCCAAGCAAACTTAAAAAAGGTAGCAAGGCCAGCAAGCGCCGTAAGAGCTACTGTTCTCGTTCACGTGGACAAATGAAAATGCACAGCATCAGCTGTGCCAAGACACCAGACAAGGCAATCTGTAAGGCACGCCGTCGTTGGAACTGCTAATGAGAGCCAGTGAGTTTGTCATTGAAAATTTTGCCGATGGAAAGGTAAAGGGAAAGAGCCGCCCCGGTCGTGTCAAACGTTCTGGTGCTAGCTGTTCTGGATCAGTGACAGATCTACGCAAACGTGCAAAAAATGCAAGTGGTGAAAAGGCTAAAATGTATCATTGGTGTGCTAATATGAAGTCAGGAAAAAGTAAATGAGAGCTTTTGAGTTTTTGATAGAATCAAAACCTGGTAAACAGGCTATGAGCTACAAGCGTAGTAATAGATATCCTGACGGCAGTGATATTCCTGACAGCTTACCCGATAGGTATCAGCCAGCGTCAAATCCGGGAGTGCCTGCGCAACAAAAATGTAGCAATTGCGGCTACTATGATAGTAAAACTAAGAAGTGTGACAAGTTCAAAGGTGAGCCTGTGGTCAAACCTGCTTATTGGTGTGCCAAGTGGGAACCTTATAAAGAAACTGTAACAGAGGCAGAAGCACCTGTACCTAAGAAAGTAGGTAGAGAGTTCAATCACCTAGAAGATCTAGTGTTCACAGAACACGG